TACAAGATATAGGTTGGTAGTAACTAATTATTCCAACAAGACGAAAGAGGAAAGTGTTTATATTACTGTAAATCCAGAACCAGAATTCCTGACGCCGCGCTTTCCGCCTTCGCCCTTGCCGCCCCCACCGCCGCCACCCTCGCCGCCACCCTCGCCGCGACTACCCGAACTTACTGCTAAACTTAGTGCAGAGAACAGGAACGAACATATTCATGAGGGTACTTCTGTTAAACTAATTCCAGAGTTTGCATATGGGACAGCAACAATTTATGCAAATGATGCACCGCTACATAACGCCGATGGTGATATGCTGAGATCCGGGTCAGCTATTTCTGTAAAACCAAAGAAGAATACAACATATACCTTGAGAGTAACTAGGGGGCGGGAAGAAAAAAATTTTGGTCTTTATATTAGGGTAGATCCGCGAGAAATACAAGATAATACTAACATTACAGCAAATATACTACTTGTTAATTCGGGCGATCCTGTTATTCTAACTCCAACATTTACACCACCTGGGGAACCAAAAATTTATGAAACAAAAGAACTTAATGGAACAGAAACAACACAAGAACTCCAAGGACCTATTATAACAGGTCAAGTAATAGAAGTAAGACCACAAGTTACTACAACATATTTATTACGTGTAACTTATAGTCGCAGCACTAGCAAGGGTCGCACTATAAAACATCAAGAAAGTTCAATTGTTACTGTTAATATAAAAAAACCACTAATACAACAACAAGCAACAGAATTTGTGATTAATATGCCCGTTCCTTGTTACTAATTAATTCATTAATTAGTAAATATAAAAACATAAATTTTTATTTTAAAAATTGATATTTATTTTAAAATAAATAGTTATAGACAAATTTGTAATAATAGTTAATAAGCATTAAAATGGACAAATTCAAATCTTTTAGATTGTATGATTATAATGTATATGATGGTATTAGTAAGCATTCACAAGAAAAGAATAAATATTCACAAGATTCATTAACTCATTACAAAGATAACAAAAAATTTATTATTCAAGCATTTGGTATTAATGACTCTAATAGAACAGCATCAATATTAATAGAAGATTTTTATCCATATTTCTACATAATGGTAGACGAATTATGGAATGAACAAAGAAATACATTGTTTTTGGCTCATTTAAAGAAAAAAATTGGTTATTATTACGAAGACAGTATTGTAGGTTTTAAACTTGTAAAAAGGCAAAAATTATATGGATTTAATAATAAAAAATTACATAATTTTATTAAAATAGTATTTACAAATACTAATGCTTATAATAAAGTAAAAAAACTATTTTACACAGATACTAATGATAAATATACAGGATTTGAAAGAACGTTAAATGATGAAGGATATAGTTATAGCGACGAACATGGAACAACTAATTGTTATCTTTATGAAGCCGATATTCCTCCATTATTAAAATTCTTTCACAAAAAACAAATTAATCCAAGCGGATGGATTAAAATACCATCAAACAAAGTAATAAAACTTAATAATAAAACGACACATTGTGCCTATGAATATTCAGTTAAATATGAGGATATTTATTCATATAAAGAAAAAGAGACGCTGGTAAAATATAATATTTGCAGTTTTGATATTGAGGCAAGTAGTAGTCATGGCGATTTTCCTGTTCCAATAAAAAATTACAAAAAATTAGCCACAAATATACTTGAAAATTATAATTCATCTAGTGCTAATTATAAAGAAAATTATAATATTGACCTGTTAAAGGAGGAAATATTGAGTGCCTTTGATTTAGTAACTAATAAACAAAAACATATTTCAAAAGTGTATCCAAAAAATAAAAACCCCGATTCTTATAATATTGAAAATTTAATAGAAAACTTAGCAAATTATAGGCCGGCAAATTTTAAAAGAAAAAATTCAGGAGAGTTTGTAGAGCTAAATGAATCTGAATCAGAAGAAGAGGAAGAAGATGAAGATGAAGACGAAGATAATAGCGTTGAAGAATTAAATCAAGAAGTAAATACTATTATTTTTAAACGTAAAAAGAAGGTAAAACTATATAATAAAAAAAATGCTACATTACTTGAATTAATTAAAGATGAGAAATGTGAATATAATACTAAATTATATGAATTAACAGAAGCATTTACTAATACCGGATTTCCAGAATTAGAAGGCGATATTATTACTTTTATTGGGTTAAGTTTTATTAATTATACAGAATCAAAACCATATAAGCGTATAATTATTGTTAAGGGAGGATGCAAAATTCCAGATAAATATTTATTATGGGCTCAAGAAAACAATGTTATTGTATTAGAGCGCAACAGTGAAAAGGAGGTTCTTTTAACATTTACTAAACTTATAGTTAGTGAAAATCCACATATTATTACAGGTTATAACATTACAGGATTTGACTTTGAATTTATGTATAATAGGTCAAAAGAATTAAATTGTGTCAATGAATTTCTAAAATTATCACGTAATAAAGAGGAAATTTGTATTTCTAAAGATTGGCGCACGAATCTTGAAAGTATTGAAACAAACAAAATCATTTTAGCAAGTGGAGAATATAATTTAAAATTTATTAAAATGCCGGGTCGCATTATTATAGATATGTGTGTAATTTTTAGAAAAGAATTTACATTAAGTTCAAACAAATTAGATTTTACATCAAGTTATTTTATTAGTGATAGTGTTAGTAGTATAAGTATTGATGTTGATAATAATACTACAAAAATTTACAGCAAAAATTTAACAGGAATCTCTGTTGGTAGTTTTATTAAATTTGACGAATTAGGATTCAGTAGCAATTTGTACAAAAAAGGCAAAAAATTTGAAATTAGTGAAATTAACGCACATGAACATTCGTTTGTTATAAATAGCATAGAAGAATTAGATTTGGTAAATTATAAATATAATTGGGGTCTAGCGAAAGATGATGTTTCTCCACAAGAAATATTTGCCTTGGCAAACGGAACAGATTATGACAGATGGACTGTTGGTAAATATTGTCTTGCGGATTGTGATAATGTTATTTGGTTATTATTGAAAGTAGATGTAATTACAGACAAAGTTGAAATGTCTAATTTATGCGATGTTCCGTTGAGTTTCTTATTATTACGAGGTCAAGGAATTAAATTACATAGTTATATTTCTAAAAAATGTGGCGAAAAAAATACATTGATGCCCGTAGTAAAAAAACAGAAAACCGGGGGTGGTTATGAAGGTGCTCATGTTTTTACACCAAAAACAGGAATATATTTAGAAGAACCGGTAGCCTGTGTTGATTATAGTTCTCTGTATCCGTCATCTATTATTTCAGAAAATTTATCACACGATAGCAAAGTATGGACAAAAGAATATGATTTAAGTAACACTCTTATTAAAGAAACTGGAATAAAAGATGAGCAAGGCAATTTTATATATGATAATTTATATGACTTAGGTTATAGTTATGTAGATGTAAAATTTGATACCTATCACTATAAAAGACTTACACCCAAAGCAGCTGCTAAAAAAGTAATCAATGGTTATAAAATTTGTAGATTTGCGCAATTTCCAGAAGGCAAAGCAATTATGCCGTCAATTTTAGAAGAATTACTGGCAGCACGTAAAGCAACTCGGAAACTTATTTTATCAGAAACAGATGATTTTATGAAAAATGTATTAGATAAGCGTCAATTGAGTATTAAAGTAACCGCAAATTCATTATATGGTCAAATGGGTGCTATAACTAGTGCTTTTTATGAATCAGATGTTGCTGCTTCAACAACAGCAATTGGTCGTAAATTATTATTTTATGGTCGCTCAATTATTGAGGAGTGCTATAATAATATAACTATTAAAGTATCAGACGGAACGTCAGTAAAAGTCAATGCCGAATGTGTATATGGTGATACAGATTCCGTATTCTTCAAATTTAATTTGCGCAATCCAGAAACAAATGAAAAAATATTAAATAAACCAGCACTAATATATACTATTGAACTGGCCAAACAAGCCGGAGAACTAGCCAGTTCATTTCTGAAAAAACCGCACGATTTAGAATATGAAAAAACATTTTATCCATGGATACTATTATCTAAGAAACGCTATGTAGGTATTTTATATGAAAATAATCCAGATAAAGGAAAAATGAAATATATGGGTATTGTATTAAAACGCAGAGACAACGCGCCAATTGTAAAAGACATTTATGGGGGTATTGTAAATATTATTATGCAAGAAAAAAGCATGATTAAATCAATCAAATTCTTGAATGAATGTATAGAAAAATTAATACTTGGAAATTATGTAATAGATAAATTATTAGTAACTAAATCATTACGTGGTTATTATAAAAACCCTAAGCAAATTGCTCATAAAGTATTAGCCGAGCGAATTGGTGCGCGTGATTCTGGCAACAAGCCGGCATCTGGGGATAGGATATATTATGCGTATATTAAAAATACTAATAAAAAAGCACTTCAGGGAGAAAAAATAGAAACACCCGACTTTATTAAGCAAAACAAACTAGAACTTGACTACAATCATTATATTAGTAATCAAATAATGAAACCATTATTGCAATTATATGCTTTAAATTTGGAAAATATGAGTGAGTTCAAAAAAAAACGCGGAATAACATTGCAATCTTGGCACAACGAATTGACCAAATTACGAGAAAAATGGATTGAACCAGAAAAATATGAGAAAAAAGTAGAAGAATTAAAATGTAAAGAAGTCAAGAGTTTATTATTTGATAAATATTTAAAAGAATGTAAATGAACCAATTAGACAATATACTAATATTACTATAATAGTATAATAGTATATTAGTATAATAGTATAATAGTATATTAGTATAATAATATATTAGTATAATAGTATAATAATATATTAGTATAATATAATGGTAAAGAATATAACATATAAAAATTTAAAAAATTATTCTTATAATTTTAATAAACAAAAAACAAATAAAGTTCTTAAAAATGTAAATACTAAAACCCCTTTCAAAAATTTAGTACTTAAAAGCGATTACCAACAAAATAAAAAGCAGGTTTTCAAAAAAGTTATAAATGTTGAAACTACTATAACAGACCAAAAAGGCAGTGGTCGTTGTTGGTTATTTGCTTTTTTAAATATAATTCGTTTTAAAATGATAAAAAAATACAAATTGTTACCTAGTTTTGAATTTTCTCAAGTTTATTTATTTTTTTATGACAAATTAGAAAAAGCCAATTATTATTTAAATTTTATAGTAGAAAATTTATCTGTTAATTTAGAAACGTTAGACTATAATAGTGAGACGTTAAAAACAGTATATATGTTACAAAATTTGCCAGGGGATGGGGGTACTTGGAAAGTTTTTGTAAATTTAATTGAAAAATATGGTATAATACCCAAATCAAATATGACCGAAAGTTTTCATAGTTCTAATTCAAAAGAATTGCTAGTATTATATAATGACTTTCTACGAAAATGTGGTCATAAATTAAAAACAACCCCTAAAACAGAATTACTAAAACATAAAGATAAAATATTAGATGAAATGTTATCTGAATGTTATAAAATCTTAATTTTATTTTTAGGAGAACCACCAACTACAATAACATGGGAATATTATGAAAAAAATAGCAAAAATACTACTTCTCAATCTTTAAAAGCAAAAACAATAGCAAATATTACTCCGTTAGAGTTTTATAAAAAATATGTTCCATATAATGCTAGAGATAAAATATGTTTAATTAATTATCCTTGTAATTACGCTCCTTTTTATAAACTATATACTGTAGAAATGACATACAATGTGCTGGGTTCTAGTACTCAAAATTTTATAAATGTTCCAATTGATATAATGAGTGATGCTGTTAAAAAATCGATAGATAGTGAAGAAGCAGTTTGGATAGGAATAGATGTTAATAAATATATTTCACTGAATGATGGATTTTTAGACAAAGATGGTTTTGATTATGAAAATGTATTTGGTTTTACTAATTATATGAAAAAATGCGACGCTTTAAATTATAGACAAAGTGCTCCAATACATGCCCTAATTATAAAGGGATATAATTTTGAGAATTCAAAAACAAATGGATTTTTAATAGAAAATTCTTGGGGAGAAAAAACAGGATTCAAAGGATATTATTATATGGCAAATACTTGGTTTGAAGACTATACATATGAGATTGTTGTAGATAAAAAATGTGTTTCGCAAAAAATTTTAGATATATTAAAACAAAAACCGAATATATTGCCTTTTTGGAGTCCATTTGGAACATTAACAAAGTAGAAGATGAAATAATATTTTATATTTTTTTTAAAATAATAAATAATAAATAATAAATATAAAATATTATTTAAAAATTTAACTAGTACTTCTAGTAATACTATTATATTTAAAGATGGAGAGTTTAACAAATGCCATTAATATTCTTAATATTAATGGAAATAATACAAACGAAGAATGTATGATATGTAGAGAAGAATTACAATGTAGTCAGTGTTATACTTTGCCTGAATGTAATCATACTTATCATACTAATTGTTTAGTTGCTTGGTTTAGAAATGGAGATTCGCGTTGTCCATATTGTGGAAATAAAGGTATTAATAATAAAAACAATGAAACTTTGCGAAATGTAAGAGGCAAATATTTTACTACAGTATATGAAGCACAAACTTTAGCCGATATAAAAAAATATATATATTTGAAAAAAAATGATACTAATAAAAAATGTCTTGATATACGTAAGCAATTTGAAAAAATCAAAGGATTGGAAGACAATTATAAAATTGCAACACATAAATTGAGAGAATTACAACTATCTCTCAAAGAAACTCCTACCATATATAGTGACGCTAAAAAAAATATTATGTGTTATAGAAGTAAAAAATGGAAACTAACTAGACAAATTAGATTAGAACAAATGAAAATAGTAAATAATAGTTATATTATTCCTTTAATAATACCGATGAATGTGTCAATATAACATTAGCGTAAAAATAGTCCAAATTCATAACTATTATGTTCAGTTCTAGTATTTGTGTCATCATTTGTAGTACTATTAATAGTATCATCAATACTAGTATCACTATCTGGGTTTTCTCTATTTGTTAATAGGTTTTCAATATGTAAAGCCAAATAAAACCTAAACTCATTACTATATAAAAAAAGTTTTTTATGTGTATCTGGATTTATATAACTAATAATTTTAGAGTTTGTTAAAATATTGTGCCTACAAATAGGACATGTTTGATGTTGATACAACCAACTTTCTATTGCTTGGGATTTAAAAATATGACCACAATTTTTAATTATTGTTACTTGATCGTTTCTTAAAAATTCTTCTTGTGTTATAGGACATGTATCATTCAAAGGAACAGCAATACAAGAATAATTTATTTTTGCCGTACATATTTTAACTAATGCTTTCATATTTACATTTGAGAGATTTTCATAATCTTCAAAAGTATAATTTAATAAATAGGCGTTGTGACTATTATTGTTATTATTATTTGTATTATTATTATTATTATTATTATTATTATTATTATTATTATTATTATTATTATTATTATTATTATTATT